GGCCACCAGGCCCAGAAGGCGTCAACATAAGGATTTGATTCTCGGGCAGGTATTGGTCTACGCTGACCCATAAAATGATCAGGAGAGTTGTGTGGACTGCTAGTAGGAAAAGCGCCCAGTCGTGCAATTTCATCTGCCCATGAGCTCGAAAACTGAGGGCTACAATAACTACACTTAAGATTACAAGCGTGATTAAAATTAACTTCAACATAACTGGGGATAACATCTTCCGCTCCTGTGCTGTTTTTTATCTTTTCAAAATCCACTGCGGCCCAGGGTTCTCCTGAACGATAGTGTCGATCACTCAACTTACCTTCATTTTCCATGTTCCAGCAGTAAGAACATTCTGAGGGTTTTTCTCCGGCCAACATCATCCGACGTTGTTGTTTTTTATACGCAGTGTTGTGTAATGCTGACACATCTACAACAATCTCTTCAGGATTGATTGGGTGCAGTGGAGGATGGTAACATGAGTTGTTCATGCCCGTGGTGAGATGCAGGCTGACCTGCTTCCACTTGGCCAAACACAGTGCAGGGCCAAGATTGGCCTGCATTTTTTCTGCGGCTGTCAAGAACTTGCTTTTAGTCCCAACTAACTCGTCGCCTTTATTCATACTCATAATTTTTTAGCAACTGGTCTCTTGCTATTTCTTTAAACGGAAGAAGGTTAAACAATTTTTCATTTCGATTATTATCTAATAATAGTGTATGATTGATAGTATGATTGAACAAACAGTTATTGATATTGTTGTGTATTAGTTTTGAAATGTATTCAAACATTGTAGATGTTAGATGCTGTTTGATTGCATTTAGTTGTGACAATGCTTGTTCTTTTAATTGATCCGGAATGACATCCAATGCTAGATAATCTGGACCAGTCAATACTGTGAGATTCACTGGTATATGATATTTTTCTGCATAATCAAACAGCTCAGCAATAAACCAAATATTCAAAATACTCAAGACTGGCGTGAATTTTACAGTAATTTTTGAGTTGTGTGTAGATTGTAATAATGCTTGTAAATTGTTTTCGATCTTTGCCCATTCACAACCAGAACGTATATATTCAAGGGGATCGCCAATTGCGTCAATGCTACATAAAACTTCAACTGATTTAAATCGACTCCAAAGATTTATTATGTCAACATCTTTGTATTTAATAGTAGTTAAATTGGTATTATACCTTAATGATATATTACCAGCACGATTAGAATCTATTAGTTCCTGTAGCAAGATCCAATGTTCAGGATTGATCAATGGCTCGCCTCCAGTGAAATACATCCAATGCAAATCGTTAGTAATTAACACATCTTTGTATTGTCCTATGTCTTGATAGCGTGTTGTTGGCTCGCCTAACTCTTTAGCCCAACTACTACTGAAATGAGGTCCACAATATCGACATTTTAAATTACAATGATTGATATTGCGTATATCAACAAACTGTAATCCTGTTGTTGTTTTCTCTAGTTGATTAAACATATTCCTATAACTAGGAAGATTGTTTTCTTCGTCGCTGATACATTTTTCACAAGCCGATGGCGGATATTCAGTTTTTAGATCAGCAAATCGATGTGGATCACGCAGTTCATTAATGGGTTTGAGGTAGTCTGCTTGAATTTGGCAACATGGGCCTATCTTCCCATTTGAAAAAATAGTAATTCCATGATCTATTGCTGCACATTTCCAGGACATCTTACCAGCCTTCTTGTTGTCTAATAACATCAATCTCTCGCACCATAATCCCACGGTTATGCCAGTTTGACCGATAATGTTGTTTGAAGAACCGGCTTTGTTCACCTTCAAATATGGCCATGGGCAAGTCCAACTGGCTGTGTAAATCATCCGCCACACGTCCGCTCAACAATCTTGGTTCTGAATCTTTCACCGTATCCCAAATCTCAGCAAGTGCATCAAAGTCTTGAACTTCACGATGATCCCAGTTTGTGAGCATGGTCATGTATGTGCCTTGTCTGGCACCGGCCATGGCCCAGGGGCCGTTGTTGACATCTGCACCAATATTGTGCCATATGGTCAAGTGATCTAGGTTGCGTCGATGCACTTGTTGTTGGAATTCTTCCACTGTGGGTTTTGCACCTTTGTTCAGGCACATTTTTACGCCTTCACGAAATCCAGCACGCCAGGCTTGAAAAGGGGAGCCATTGGGATATGTGGTCGAGTAGCAGTCGTACATGGCCCAATATAGCGGATCAAAACAAAACTCCACTTCGGTTTCTACACGCCCATCTGTGGCTTCGTGTGTACGCATGTTCATTATAAATTCACGAGTCCAACTAGATAGTCCGCCATTGCCATACATGAGTCCATTGATGTGATTTCTAGCACGCCAACGAAACACTGCTTGTTCCCAGTTAGGCGTTTCAAATGTTAATGTTTGATTAAAAAACTCAGCGTCAGGAATGTTGTCACCGTCGATGAGTATGAAACGTTCAGTGGTGCTGGCAGCGGCAGCGGCTTTGTGTGCTGCATCTGATCCTTTGATACCATCTACTCTAGTAGCCCATGGCACCATGTTCTTGATCCGGACCCAAAACTCTTCTTTTTCGGGCTCGTCGTAACTCAAGTATACACAGTCTAAATCTGCAATGTCAATTTGTTTCATATGTTTGTTTGCTCCAGCGAGTATGAAGTTGATCCTCAGCAACGATTACAGCGACATTGTCAGGATGACAAGGGGATCCAGAGTTGCCAGGGACCAATTTTGTTGTGGTTGTCCACGTTATTTCTACCAACCGACCGTTTCGCACACGCACGTTAGAGGCACTGCGAGCAAAAGTCGCTTGGTCAATCTCAATGTATGTACCAGGACAATCTTCCATGCTGTAGAATAAAGGCCGACCCTGATCATCATGGTACAACCGGTATGATACTGAAAGGGGCTCCGGCATGTTGTGTAGGATGGACCAAAACTGTTCAGGTGTCATTGCTGACTGTCTCCAGGTAGCACACGATAATTGTCTTCTACTGAGTCAGATGTGCTAACTTCTAATATGGTTCCTGCTTCTATACACACAACCTGATGAGGGGTAAGTGGTGCAATATGAAATACCTTGCCCTCTGTGCCTTCATATTCAAATACCTTTGCATCGTTGGTGTCAATGAATCTCAGTAAAAACTTACCACTCATTACTCTCCAAGTCTCTTCTTTTTCTCGATGAAAGTGCATACTGAATTTTGCACCTGTGTTGAAGTGCATGAATTTGCTACAGTACCAGTCGTTGGTTGCCCAGATTTCTTCTGAGCCCCAACCTTTTTCTACTCTACCTGTCAGTCTGGTCATTTGATTTGTTCCAATCTAGGTGCGTACACACCCACATGCTGTACTGTTACCGCGGCTGCTTTGTTTGCAAATTTAACTGCTTCTTTCATGTCTTTAGATTCTAAAAACTTATACGCCAAGGCCGCTAAGAATGTATCTCCTGCACCACACACATCAGTTACATCACCTGCTGTTTCTGCAGGAAAAACCCAACTGTTCCATTCTGCGCCGTGACCGCCATGAGTAACAATCAAGTGATCTTTGTTGGGTAAACTGGTTGCACGACTTTTTTCCAGTGCATTGATTTTTACATAACAGCCTGCCAACCGAGCCAGTTCAGTTTTCTTTGTGTCAACAAACACAGGCACAGTTACTTCTCTGACCAAGTCCTCAATCAACTCATAGCTGACTGTGCCTTTGTTGTAGTCGCTGATCACTACAGCATCATACCCTGGAGGGATCACTGTTTCAAATGTGATAGGCTTGCTTTCAGTATCGTGATCTATACGCAGAAGCTGTTGTTTGGTGCGATGGTCTATCAGTCGGTTCTTTTTGCTTACTTCACCATGTAAGAAGGTGACTGTACATCCTAGTGCTTCCAAGTTCTTGCGTACATTGCCAGCCATACCATCATGATTGATAGTGTAGTGCGGTTCAAATATGGGCACAGGTGCTTCGGGGCTGATGCGATTCACATAACCATAAGTGTATGTGTCTTCACAGGCATCACCAATTAACAATATGTTGAATTTTTTCTGTTGTTGAGTATCCATTTAATCTTTCGAAAAAAATTATTTCTTTGCAAACATCTGCACCAACTATATGTTTGTCTCGGTAATCAGAACCTTTTACCATGATGTCACACGCTTGAATGAGACTTCTCAATTCATCGTCTGTGTCAAATACAAACACTTTGTCTACACTTTTAAATGCGCTGAGTAGTGTGCCTCGTTCAAGTTGAGAATTTATAGGCCTATTGGAACCTTTTAACAACCTAACTCGGTCATCACTGTCAATCCCTACAACCAACTGGTCACCCAGGCTTTTTGCGTAGTCAAGCAAGGCAATGTGTCCTACGTGTAGTATATCAAATGTGCCATTCACAAACACTGTTTTCATCGTGCCTGCCAATCTTTGACATGGTAATGAAACGCACCTGTTTGTGGCACAGTTTGAATGCGCAGTCTCAGGTCCTGATATTCCCACACCAATTCATCCAGCCAGTGTTCAGTGTGTGTTCCTGCTATGTGTCGTTTCATATGCACTATTTTGGGATATGTGCTGAATGGCATTGTTACACGCTCTCGTCCCATGATTTCAGCGGCCATGGCGTACACTAGATCAGTAGACGGCACTTCATCCGGAAACTTTATGAGTTTCTTAAACTCTACCCAGTTGGCAAATATGTTGCTGACCCAGCCAAAGAACTCTTTTGCTGTTTCACTGCGCCGCCAGTATGTGACAGCATTGTACACATCAGGCAAGTTGTTGGCATCAAACACTCTGCGATAATGTCTTGCTGTGCTCACACGATCCTGCCAATCTCTACAGCCTGTTGATATCACAACATCTCTATGTCTAAACTGTGTCCACCAATGTGCAATAGGTGATACAATCAACATATCCGCCTCTAGTTTGATAGTTTCACGAAATGGCGTGAGTCTAAACAGTTGTGCGTCATTGGCATAAGGATTTGCTTCGGGCACAAGTTGTCTGTGGTGATCGTAAAAGGGATCAGTGTAAGGGCTGTCTGTGATCAAACAGATTCTTGCTGACGGATCCCAGTAGCGTATGGTCTTGGCCAAAGTTTTGGCACAGTCCAGGTAATCAACTGTATTGCTGTTGACAGCAACAATCACATAACCTTGTTCATCTATCGGCTGCAACTATGGCCTCCAAATGCTTTTTACACATGGCATGAAAGTCTAATCCGGCCCAACTCAGGGTTTTCCGCCTACCTTCAGTGTTGGTGTATTCAATTTCATAATGATCTTGTTCCACCCAAGTCAATCCATGATCTGGCATGACGTTGAGCATGGGAAAGAATATTTCATGCACTGATTGTTCGGCACCTGCTACCAGTCCCAAGGCAATGCTCAAGGCATAGTCATTGCGATAGTTGCTTTGATGTATGCCATACAAGTCTCGGTAGTGTTGCCAATTGTTGCGTATCATTTGCATGCTATCGAATATAAACTGACTGATATTGCCACGACGAAACATCATCACAGTGGCCCACCACATGGGCATCTTAAACTCACCAAATGTTTCAAGATTAGACATGCTGCTGGGGTCAAACCCATCCCGAAAGGCTGCAAACTGTTGCGGTATTTTTAATACATCCAACAGTGAGTCACTGGCCACAACATAGTCAGCGTCCAGCACTATGGTTTGATCAAATGGAGATAACTCATAGGCGTTGATTCGTCCGGCATTGTGCCAAGTCACCGTGGCGCCATAATCTGCAAAGTATCGTGAGCCACCAGTATCGGGCACAGTTGCAATGACGTGTTCAAAATCATACTGTGCGGCCACTTCTGGATCATCGGTAACCAAGGCCACTGGCAAATTCAAATGCCTGCGAATGTTCCGTGCCGACCACGCAGCCATAGCAATGTAATCTGTTGCTTCGTTGTTGAAGGCAAAGATCAACACACCTTGGCTCAACGTTTTTGATTTAAATCTTGCCATTCCACTTTCCATGCGTTCATTTGTTCTTGCCAACGTTCGTGTGCTAGAGCAAACAAGTCTGTCACGACGATTTGCACTGGTGTTTCGTACAGGTCTAGTATCACAACATCCTTATCCTGTGCGCAACTTAATAATGTAGTAAGCAATTCTGGACCAGCACGCCACATTCCACCGGCATGAGCAAACACCATTCGTGCTTCGTACTTTTCTTTTAGCACCCGGCGAGCGGCTGCGTGATCAAATCTTGCTCGTGCATGAGCAACCAAGGCATCAGTATTCATAATGCATTATACAGAGAATGTGGAGAAAAGTAAAGGGGCTGTTGCCCCTTTTGGTTACACTACTGAAGCAGTAACAGTGGGTGTACCCCAACTGTTGGAAAGATTGGTTGTTTCTGGTGGAAAATAGGTAACAATAGTACAAGGTGCTGTGCCTGGTGAGGCGCCCGATGCGGCTGTACCGCCCGAAATTGGATCAGTACCGCCTGTGGGTGGCACATTGGTATCTACTGCTACCCAAGTAGTGGTGATAGTCAATGCAGTGCTGGCACCATTTTTAGCGAGAGTGTGTTGAATAAAGTTCGATGTATACGGTGCTGTATCAGCAAATTGTTTGTAGACAATGGTGGCGGCTGCCCCTGCTACCAAGGCGTCCCATCCAGTGCCTGTACTCAATGTGTTAGGGATACCAGTACCGCCAGTTTTGGTTACGCCTGTGCGTGAAACACCAGCAATGGTATGTGCAGTGGCCAGGCCAGAAACGAAAATGTCACCGCATAACGTGGTGGCCAAGTCATTCCATTCTGGATCACCTGTTAGCCCAGTACTTGATTTGGCCACATCAATTTTGATTAATCCGCCAGCATTGAAGAAATAACCTGCAGCGGCTGCCGAAGCCCAGGTCACTACATTGGTAAATGTAATGGTCCACGTACCTCCCCCAGAGCTGCCAGTTTGTGAAGTTTTGCTGTTGGTACCAGTCCATGCTGTGTATTGCGAGCCCAATGAAACAGCATTGTAGCGATTGTTAAAAATGTTGGTCAAATCAGTGTTCACAGCGGCCAACACGTTGATGGTTGCCCCTGTGGTGGGTGCAGATCTTGCAGTGATTGCGGTGTTTGTGTGTGCGCCCATGCTGGCGGTGCTATTGACCAAACTAGCCCATTGTGTGGCAGTGACCGTGCCAGCAGTGCTCACTGTGGCTATGGCAGTTTGTCCGTATGCTGTGTTCAACACAGCATTGAGATTGGCGCCAACGTTGGTACTTACAAAACCATTGTAATCTGCTGCTTGAATTAAGCCGCCACTTGAATATGTCATATCTCGTTCCTATTATTTGATCGTTACAATCGCTTCGATTGTTCCTAGTTCTGGTGTGTGTTTGTTTTCCAATGAGCGACCAATCACATTGAATGCTGTGGCTTCTCCTGGTTGAGCTGCTCTTGCGACTCCTTCACCAGCACTGACCAATCGATCACCTTTGCGTATTGTGCCCACACATTTTACAGGAACTCGACCTGTCATTGCAACCGCTGGATGAGTGTCGTCTTCGCCGGCTCCGCCGTTCATGGTGTAGGCTGGTCTTGTACTTATAACACCAAATACATTTTCGCTTAAATCTACAGTAGAACGAGTAATTTCTTTAGTACCGCCCAATTCCACAACTGTGCCAGGTTCCAATAATTCATCTGCTGCAAAGCGTTCTGCAACGTCAGCGTACAGTGCTGTGGTAGCAGTGGCAAACACCCGGTTGAAGTAGTTTGAACTAGATCCAATGTTGCCAATTGCGTTTGTGCCGGTTTTCTCAATACCAATTGTGCTCACATTGCCAGCAAAGAATGCTGTGCCTGTGGTGAGAACTAGCACGTTGGCAGTCCCGCCCACGTCAAAGTTAACGTTGCCGCCAGACACGCCAATGTTGCCCTCGGTTGTACCATTGACAAATTTAGTAACGCTAACCCCCAGGCTCAAGCCTGTGAGCTGTGACCCATTGCCCAAGAAGAATGTGCCTGCAATATTGGCCGCTGATGTGATATTACCTGTAGAACTCACTTGACCAACAGTTCGCAAGTTACCTGCTTGCACATTGGCTGTGGCGCTGACAGTATTGGCTTGGACCAACGCTAGGGTATTAAGATTACCACCAGTAATGTTACCAATTGCTGATACTTGTCCGCCCGTGGTTAAATTACCACCTGAACTGTTGCCAGTTACAGTCAATGTAGTTCCCACAGTGGCAGCATTAGCAATAGCAAATGTACCGCTGGCTCCTAATGCTGTGGCTACATTGAATGTTGTGCCGCTGACATTGGCCTGGATGATCAAATTACCACCTGAAATATTGCTCTTTATATTGGCATCTGTGCTTGTGGTGTTGACGTTGAACACATTGGCCACGCCCACAAATAACCCAGTGTTATTTTGTACTCGCAACACGCCAGTGGTAGAAGTGGCTGTGTCGGTGCGCATGAATTGACTACTGTCCAAACTGTCCAACAACTGTGCGTTAGTGGCTGATCCAGCAAACACAGCACCTGATACCGAAGCACTCAATGTCATGCCTGGGAAGATGGTTGGGAAAGCAGTGACCAGCGCGGCCTCAGGTGTAAAACTAGCGCCATCATACACAATGGCCACTCGAACGTTGTTCACATACAAACTAGTGATGTATCGTGTGGCGCCAACGTTGTTTAAAATTGTTTCAGGAATAGCACCTGACGTACCTTGTGCTTGAGAATATCCAGGACCCACAACCAAGAAACTTGCACCAGTATAAACTTTCAACTGTTGATTTGTGGTATCATACCACAGGTCACCTGTGACGTTGCTGGCGGGCTGACTGGCAGAAGCCGTGGCAGCACTAATTGTTTTGAAAATAGAACCGTTGTAAACTTTCAGCAAGTTATTGGTTTTGTCCCACCATAATTGCCCCGTCAGTGGGGAAGCTGGTGCAGTGGTGTTTGAACCATTTTCCAACAAGTGGATAAAGTTTTCGTCCAAAAATTCACCGTATCCAGCGTAGTTTTTGCCCACCAAGATCATTGAACTTGATGTGTTGATTGTACCATCACTTATGGTAGCAAAAACTGTGCCGTCGGTTAGATTGATTGTATATGCCATGTCAGTTACCTGTTCCTAGTCTTATATTTATACAGCATTTATGTTGCTCAGCGTCTGTATACGCAGGGTGTAATCAATTTGAATCTGACGATTCAAACTCTTTTGTACTGGGTGAAAAATCACGTGTGTGATCAAGCGTAAATTATCTACTGACCCATTCCATGTTTTTAATCCAAGTTCGTCAAACACAAATTCACCACTGAAATTGGTTGAATTGTCAAATGCTTGTTGTTCTGGTGGTTCACCGTAATCCAGCAAACATGTTACCAAAATATCACTGTAAACGGTGCCACTCACATGCAACGGTGTCATTTTGTTGTTTTCAGGGTCGGTATCAGCAGCAGAATTGTCGTTGACCACTTTAGAATAAGTTTGATTGTACAAGTCGGCGTTTTGACCTGTGGTATTTGGGGGCAAATATGTAATAACACCTGTGGGATCCACGCTGGATCCACCATTGCCAAATGCCATTTCGTAAATATAGCCAATGTTACGATCACTCAGTGTTTGTGCCATGGCCAGGCTGATATTTTCGTAGTGAATTGCGTTCTTTTTGTCCACCAACACTTCGCCAGTTTTGGGATCGTGTATTTTGACAAAACCTTCAATTTTGCACAGTCCAGGCTGAATCATGCTCGTCCCTCCACATAAGTTTTTTGTGTTTTTGGATCAAAAATTCTCATGTGCGCTTGCACACTGATTGTGCCAGTTTCGTTTGGTCGGCGCGACTGTGGTGCAGTTTTTTGTGCTTGGATAGCCTGGTTTGGTGCTGTGTTTGACATGGTCTTTTATTTATCCGTGTTATCTGTCACACAAAAACCTTGCGGCTATTGTATCAGTTTCTTGCAATGCAATTCCGTTGCTGGGGTTACCGTCAGCAGGTTGATACCAGCTCTTACCGCGACGTTGTAGTATGGTTACTTCACTGCCTGCTGCTGGTGCTGGGTACGTATCATCAACTATAAACTCAATAGCCAGTGGATCAAATAGTGACACAATATATCGATATTCACTATTTGCTCCAGTATCACTGTAGTTGTATTGGCGTATACCGCCTACATAAACTTCTATACTTTCTACGTATACTGTACTTGAATCACCAAAGTCTGCAATGTCAATGCTAGGAGCATAGAACACAGCAGTCGTGCCATCGCCCATGCCTGTGTCTTTGACCACATAATCTTGGTACTGAACGTTCAACAAGTTGCCACGGCCAATGTCATAAACATCTGCACCCACTGCATGACTACTAGTTGCTGTTCCGGCTGTGCCACGTTGTAACCCGGACACACTGTTTGCAACCAAATCACGATATCTGTACATGATGCGTTCGCCGTCGATGGTTATGATGCCAAACACTCCAGAAGGCAAGTCAGGTTCACTCAACGACGCTGCGTTTTCTACATAAATTATATCAGCAGTGGCACTGACTGCTTGTGCCACTTGTGTAGTAGTGGCTGTGGTCATTCTATAGGTGGCTTGTATTCCTCGCATGTCTTGGAAAATGCGGAATGCTATTGCTTCAGGCACAACAGAATTAGTGAACTCAGTTACAATTAATTGTTCAGCCGCACCAATTGCACCTTGTGCTAGTATCAAATATTGCCCTTGAATTGTGTAATCACTGCCTTCGAACAATCTCAAGCCGTCTAATGTTACCCATAATCTGCTGGCATCAATGTTGGTACGTAACAAGTCAAAATCATTAACTGGACTTGATGTGCCAACTTCGAAAGCAAACTCGCCAGGCAGTGGTTGTGTTGGATCATTCAGTGTTGGGCTGTCATAGTCTGTGGTATCATATGCTTGAAAAATTGTTGTACCTGTTTGTACCGGTCCGGCAAATGTCAATGTCAATGCATTTTGTTGTCTGGTATCATTCCAGGTAATAACCTGTACAATATCGCCTAGGTTAAGTGTGCTGGAAATTTGCAATGTAGATGTACATTCCGGCACAACAGGGTTGTATGCGAATTCACAATCGGCAATAGTGCTCACTGCAATCAAAATAACTGTACCATCAGCGGGAACGGACTCAAACACAACTTGTCGCCCAGGAGTATTGCTACCATCCCAGTTGGTAACACTATACATTCCGTCTTCTGCACCAAATGATTGTTTCTGTAGAACACCATTTACATATACTTGAATGTCGTTCACAGCATCAATTGTTGACTGTAAGAAACTTGTGCCCATACGTTGTGGTAGTCCAAAACTGGCTGTGGTGCCATCACCGATCCATTCTAAGCAACTTGGGCCAAGTATTCTATATCCATTGATCATGACGATCATGTTAGCTGGATTGCTGAAAGTAGGTGCGTTGTCAATTTCTACAGAACTGTTGTCAATAATTTCTTGATCTACAACAAACGTTTCAATCACTGGGGTGCTCCAACTTTGATAAGTTGTAGGAACAAATTTTGCCACCAGTTCTCCAGCCCATGCAGCTTCGTCATCAATCAAAGAAACTTCCGTGACACCGTCCTCTGTGATGGTAACAGCACTCATTGAGTCATCAACAATGCTAAGAATATTATAAGTAGTACCTGTTAACACCCCACCTAAACTATAACCTGAGAATGTGACAGTTTGTCCCACACTCAACGATGCAGTTGATCCCAGCAACACAATGGCATTGCCCAATGCTTGCGTATCAGTCACTGTGATACTGGTTGCGTTTCCTGATATCAACATTGATATCTCGTCTGTGGCTGTGATGGTAGCTGTGATAGTTACTTTACTGCGAACAGACGGAACAAATGGTATCCAATAATCCGTATCGGTCAACAATATACCAGGGGGAACTGTTTGAACAGCACGATAGTATGCGCCTTTTGGTGATCCAGTCATTAGTCCTGACGCTGTGGTCAATGCCAACGGGGCAGTAGATCCTGCAATATCTGTTATGTAAAACTGTGTTCCATTAAGAATACTTTGCACATAGTATTCTTGTGCTGCAACAACTCCACCAAAAACTGTGCCAGAGAAAACAATTGGTTGCCCAATTGTCAACGCACTGGTACTATTACAAGTGACTAGATTATTCCCGGTATTGGTCACTGCCAGTGCATTGTTGTTGAATACAATGTCAATGGATTGATATGTGTCATTTATGTTGTATGCCTGGCTGTCAGTGTATGGCGCAACTTCTGGAATTGCTACCAAGTTGCCATTTACAAATACATAGACGTTTACAATTTCTTTGTACCCAACTGGAACAATTATTGTTTTGTTGTCTGCTATTACGTCTACGCCCGTGTAGTTGCCTTTGAACAACTGACTTCCGCCGCCAATTTCATAAACATCTATACTGATAATGTCACCCGAGTCGACGTTGGGAGTGATAGCAATGGTAATTGTGCTTTCGTCCCAATTAACAACATAATCAATACCACTGGCCAATACTCGACCAGTAGTCAAGTTAGACACAACGATGTTGAATGGATGATCCACAATCCCGGCCCAACTGTAATCAAATGTAATGCCTGGTTCAAATGTGTAACGAATTGTACCAATTTGGAAACCGTGACCGTCGTTTTGCCAGTCTGCACCTGGACGAGTATAGATACGCATGTCCAATGTGTCGTACTCTGATCCATTTACTAGTTCTTCTGGTGCATGACCTTCATATGGTCCAACAAACTCACCGCCATCTACGTTGATGTCACTGAAACGTTCACCAAGATAAATGTCAGCGAACTCGCTTTGATAGTTTGCGTCCAGTGTTTGCGTACCTGTGAAGTAATCGCCCCAAACTTGTACACCAGGATAGTCAACACCATCTACCAGCAATGGTAATTCTAGTCCAAATTCGTTGGCGCCGGGCACATACAGGCCCATGGTACGGTCAACACCGGTCAATCCAGTGGCTTGTGTGCTGCCTGGATAAGTGTATGTGGCTGCATTGACTATTACCCAATTTTCTAGATCAAACGTTGGGCCCACCACTGCTGAACTTCCGTCAGCATTGAGTGCGGACCATACACGATTTTCATAGCGAACCAAAGTTCCGTTTTCGTAAGTACCTTCACTGCTCCAGGTCTGGATTATGGTTTGATATTGGAATCTATCGTATCTAATTACTGTGCGGAATTGTCGAACAACATCATTTGTCATGCGTGGATATGCCACTGCACCTGTGCCGTTGCCTCCAATGAAAGTAACTGTTGGTGTGGAATGATAACCTGCACCATTGACCGTGACATTTATAGCAACCACTTGTCCTGCACCATTAAGGACTGCTACAGCCTGAGCAAGAACTTCTGGTGCAGGATCGTTAGGATTGGGAGTAATCTCAACTTCAGGGGGTTCGGTATAGCCAGACCCTGTTTCAATTAATTGTACAGAATCTAATCTCAACAGATAATTTTCAAACCATTGGCTGTATGGCCAAGATGCCCATACTGTGGAGTTGGCTGGTAAGTCACTTAGCGTGTTGGTTTCAGAATTAAATGCGGTACTCTGAGCATATGGTAACAAAATAGGGCTGGTAAATTGAGGTATCTGCAAACTGGTATTATAGTATGCTGGTAAATCAAAGTCAGTCATGTCCCCAAGCCATTGATCAAAACCATTGTATCTCAGATTAAATTCTCTGACTTGAACATGATAAGGTTTGACTTCTTGGATATAGTCCAACACAAATTCTTGGTTGTCGCGACTGTAGTTTTGAAATTTAGTCAGACTACGAATTCTGTGTTCCACGTCAATCAAACTGGTCTTGACCAGCCATTCAGGAGCAGCGAATTCGCTGAGCACAAAGTTGAACATCAATGTCAGTTGACGATTGCGTTCAATTTGCAAGTCATCAATGAACAATTCTTCGTTGATGGCCTGTATGATCTTGCGTGTTTCAATAACAGGTTCTTGGTCATAATACTGAGCGTCAAACACTTCAACGTCAAACCCAAAGCGTCCTAGTTGGTAATCCCATAATTGTGCAGAAAATTCAATGGTGCCATCTTGCAATCCCACACGTTCAAATCCAGCAGCACCACGTAGATAAATTTCAAATTTACCCAGACTGTTGGCAGTAACTTTTACACTGCTTCCAACAGATACATTCAATGTATCTAGCCCAGCCACATTTGGAACTTCGGCAATAATTTTACTACTACTGTTGTATCCTGGTCGATACCAATTGACATAACTCCAGTACTGTGTGGTGTCATAATTTTGTACCTGAGTCAATTGCAAAACTCTTACAATGCCAGCACCAGTATCTCTTTCTTCAACAGTGTAAATTGTCCACAGCCCTCTGTTGCGGGAATCACTGACTACTAGATATTTGTATCCTAGTGCCACAATATTGATATTTTGAAACTCTAGTATTTCTAAATTCTCCACACGCTTGTCCCATGCTCCCGACCTTGGCAATGGCTCAGGTTCGCTGCTGTTTAACAATACAAATTGTCGGCTTTCGGATATAGTATATCTTGCCAGCACTGCATTGGCACGAGTCAAGTAGTTTCTTAACGCTGCAAATCTATCCACAAACATGCTTTGGCGCGGGCGGAACTGCACACCATACCGTTCTGCCACACCAAGATTGATGTCGGGCACTAGACTGCCGTTGGTATCAACACCACAGAAACTATCTTGCATTTTGCGGTATAAATTCTTGCTGATAAATGCATCTTCACGATCTTGCGCAATCAACTCATATTCAACGTGAACATTGTCATTGGTTAATTCTTTGTCAAACTCAATGCTGATAATAGTATCTTGTGCATTGATGTAATCACCAGCATTGTACAGTGCAATTGTGCTGGCATCAATGGGTGCAAGATAAGTTATGCCCGATGCTCTGGGATTCTCAATGTAGTTGGCCACTGTGCTGACTGGCAATGTTTTGCCTTTTTGTGTGGCAGTGGCAGTTATGCCACGTACCCAGAAATAATATTCAGTATTAAAAATACCATTGGCACTCAACACAGTGTTTATCACATAACTATCAATGCTGTATGGAGTTCCCTCACCGGTGTAATCTGCAGGCGGTGTTGCGCTCACAATCCATTGGTAAACATCTACTGTGCTGCCAGGAAACACTTGCCCCCAACGACGACTTGCGTACACAATGTCATCTTGATTGGGATCAATAAATCGCACTGAACTAGTATCCCACCATGTTTCGCCAACACGATTTTGTCCCCAAGTGGTGCCACGTATACCAACTGGACCAACATTGTAACTGGCAGGGTCTACCGCACCAATGTAGTCTAGATTTTGTCTGGCTGCGCCAAGAATCTTGCCTTGCAGTGGATTAAAAAAGTCATAGTACTGTGTGGTTGCTGATGTAAGTCGGTCATAAGAATAAACAGAGTTTAACAATCTCACGTCTACCACTGGTTTTTGTTCACGCAACACAGACCAAGAAGGAGTGCGAGTTTCGTTAGTGCTTACAAAAACTCGTCCATAGTTTGCAGTAAGTGTGCTGTCTTCAAATTCGTTGCCAGGAGCACCTGTAAACAACACTCCATCAGTATAGTTTACTGCTGTGCCATATTGATCATATGATACCACATCGGGGTTGTCAATTTGTTGGCCAAACACAAATTTGTCTGGATTGCTGACTGATGGAGCAGCACTGGCCAACAAGTCGTAAGTGTAAACAGCGCCACTTTGTACAGTTTGATCAAAGAAGTCTGTGGCGTCCTCGTCAAACACTGTGTTGTTGAGATCAAAAATTGTGATCAAGTACAGTGTGCCTCGTGGTGCGCCAACCACTAAATTTATAGCACTGTCCTCTATGCTCAAACTGCTGCCAAATCCAGCATAGTCTGCAGGATAAGGACTCTTGATTGTTTGAGTAAACACATAAGTTTCAAAACCAAGGTCAGCAAAAGTAGTGCCAACACTGCCTGGAGCAACATTTAACTTATCGCCTACTGGTGCTGCTGCTGAGTTTTTAACTGCCACAGTTAAGTATCCGTCTGCATCTACAGTGGCCTGCACATTGGGCACATCCACATTGATCTGTGCGGCCAACGCACGTACTTCTGCACTGGCTGTGACTGTGGTTGTTGTGATTGTTGTCCAATATGATATGTTGGACAGTGCAGTTCCTGCCGGAACACTTTGCAAACTTAGATACACTGTGGTCACCGCAGTGGCAGCACTGAAATTGTAAATCACAGTATTTGTTGCATAAGATGAGGTATTGTTCCAGGCACCCGGAACCACAACATCTTGATTGTTAATTCTAATGGTATTGCCATTGGTTAAATTGGGATTGGCTACTGTGGCAGTGGTAATACCGTATGCACGACTTTGGTTGATATGGCGTTCAACTATGCCACCTTTTAATTGTTGCAGACTGCTGTTTGGTGCGCCAACATACAAACTGCAATTGTAACTGCACAGGTCTGTAGCATAACCAAAGTTAGAGAACTCTTCTACTATGTTTTGATTAACAGATTGCACAAATTGGAAATCATTGGTTTCAATTTCAATGATGTCGCCTACTTGCAAGTCACCAAGTATGGTAACAGTATTACCACTCACGGAGAATGTATCAGTTTCGTCAGGGGCTGCACTCAATTCGTTCACAAAGAAAGTGTTGTTGACCAGCACACTCACTGGTTCTGCAACAGATCCTAATACTGTGAATGACACAGTTGATCCTTCTGTGCCGTAGAAGAATCTTTGTACGTCTCGATCAAACACATAAACTGTGCCTGCCTCAGCAGAACTGGATTCTGTAGTATAAGGTGCGCCAACAAGCACTTGTCGACCGTCTGTGCTGGTACTAACACTATGGCCAAATCTATCGCCTGCTTGAGATCCTGCATGTGTAATTGTACCAGCATACTCAAAGTACCCTTCGGCACGTACAAGAATACTTGCACCTGCAGGTGGGTTGGATGCTGCGGCAAATGTCACATCATATGTGGAGTTGTTGAATGTGTAATCAATATTGGGACGTTGCAATACGCCATCTACCAACAATGTAAAACTGTAAATGTTGTCAGCACTGAACAAGTATTGATTCAATGAGAATGTGGTTGCCAACACCGACGGCGCATAGGCTGTAGAAAATCCAGTAACTGCTCCACCAGCACCAATGCTGGTAACTGTGAGGGTGATGTTGCCATTGGCCACATCTCCGCCAAAACCGGCGGCACTAAGAGTTATAGTGTCAGACACTGTGTAGTTTGTGCCAGGCGTTGTGACGGAAACAAGACCTTTGCCGGCTGCTGGTTGACCAACTTCATTGCGTTGATACACCACAGTAAACTTGGCTCCTGTGCCTGACCCTGAGGTTGCTGATTGACTTACATCGTAAGTGGCTTGATAGTCAAGAATCTTACGACTGGTTCTAATAATTTCAACAGCATTGCCTTCTGCAGGTGGTGTAGTAAACACAACCATGGTAAATGAGTTTACCACTGTGTAGTCTGCACCCAAGATTTGTTCATCACCATCAACGCTGACAGTGAGTTGGGTGTCAGCATCAATTTTGATTACGTCACCAATAAAGTAATTAGTAGTAACTCCGTCGCCAACTGCTTTGAGATTTTGTAATTGCCAGTCCACTCGACCGTATGCATACACCGCGTTTGCACCAGGTGCGCCAACATAAATCCAACGTTCATCTTGGCTGATTGCCACGCTGTATCCAAATTCTTCAGCACCAGTGGTAGACCCTGGGCTGGTCAGCAATTGCCATTGTCCATAAGGAATATTGCCTGGTGCTGCTAGTTGTGGATCTCTAAAAATCACCACAGCATATCCATTGTCCACAGCGCCAGTTGATCCCAGGCTGCCTGGAGCCCCTGCTACTGCCCAGGTTTGATCGCCAAAATCTACGCTGGTGCCATACTCACGTGCCGCAGTTTGGCCGTTGAATGGCCCGCCGCTGACATCTAATACATCAAGACTTAACACAGCGTCATTGGGTGCCAGGGCACTGACTGGTGCGTATACATTGCTGTCGCTTTTGACGTACACATAAACTCCGCCACGTGGTGGCAAGTTGGTCAATGGATACGGAGTCCAGTATGCAGTGTTATAGATACTGATGCCTTGTGGCACAGGAGCAGGTGCATAGAAAAATTCTGTTTGTAGTGGATCTGGCACATACACAATTGCACCTGTCACATACTCATTGGCAATAGCCCATTCGGTAGCACCCACTGGGAAACGATATCTTGGACTGCCTACCAAGGCAGCAAATCGGTTTTGTGCTTGTGCTATTGAACTGCCGTATTGTTCGCCTTGGTCAACTTCTGAAGGACTCAATCCTAACAGTTCAGTGAACACTTCTTGTTTTTCAAGCACTGTCCATAAACCATTGCCGTTGTCGTCTACCCAGACTTTGGCCCCTGGTTCAATTGTATTGGCATAAGGAAGATTCAATATGTCACTGGCTTGTGCAACACGTTGTGTTTGCAAAGTAAAACCTAGTCCTGTACCGTTGACCACAGTGCGGTCGCCAGTGAAACTAAATGCTACGGTAATTGTGTCAAGACTTACCACACTGAGTACAGTGTACACACCATCCACTTCAGTGTCAAAGAATCGTATGACCAGTTTGTCGTTGACCGTGAGTCCGTGCTGTCCAGAGAATATAACCAAACTGGTTCCATCTAAGTTGTCACACACATGATTGATAGTGCCTGGCACTGATTGAGTTCTGTAAATGGCCCAGTCGTATGCATTGATTTTTGCTACCCATACATTTGTACCAACACCAATTGAGTTGATGTTTGCGGCCAGGCTATCGGTGTTATCAATGTCAAACACTGTGATGTCCACATCGTCAAGATTCACATAACCTGCTGTGGGCAATGCAATATCTGTGGGCAATGTGGTAGTAACTGGTAGGATATCTGGAGAAGTAATATTGTAACTTTGACGCCACAAATCTGACACCAAAATAGTTTGGTCTGCTTGACTGGTCTCTTGCGGATTGACAATTTGTATCAAACTGGGGTTGGAATCCAACAACGCACGATTCAATCGTAACTGGAAGAAGCTGCGATTGGCATTGGCACCGTACACTGCACGTTGTACCGCCCAATTTTCGTAAATGCTGTAGTCTGCAGACTCCTTGCCCAGGTTGGCCTGAGCAAATAATTCAGCACTGAGTATGGTTCCTTTGCTGCCCAGGAACTGTCGATACACATTCAATTGACTCACATCATCAAGGTTCAATGATGTCATGTATTGTCGTGGACGGAATCCAATCAAGCCATAACTCAACAAATCGTTGTCGCTTTCAAGATTGGCACCGTTAATGTTGTAACTGTTTTGCAATTGATTGGCTTTGTTGGCCAAGTTGGGCAACAGCCCTAATTCTATTTGTGTATAGTCGCTGGCCAACCAATCATTGGCATTGAACACTGCTGTGGGTTGGACGATAGATGCAGCAGACCAATAAGCACCTTTGTACTTGACAATTTCGCCTTTGGTATATGTTGTGTATGAGTTCCACTCTTGAATGTTATCTTGATTGAGAATAAAGCCTTGAGCATCTACTGAGCCATTCCATTCGGTGGTGGTCACAGCAATCAAATTTAGTCGACTTTGACGAGCACCGGTCACAGGTTGATAAATCAGATCGCCAAACACACTGGTATTTTTCAACACAATCATGTGTTCATATGAAGTGTATTTTAAATCAATATAACTCAGTGTTTGATCTGTAGCTGGTTCTGTTGTAAATGTATTGTCCAGTCGTGTGATAATGAGATTGCGTGTGGGCAACTCTCTACGATTCTGATCCAACAATATGTTGTCAGATGTTTGTGCAGCAATGCTGTCTACCACAGCCTGCTCACGAAAAATGCTGAGTCTGAATGCCAATGGATTCAAATTGATCAAAGCATTTTCATCCCAGCCCTGCTGACTCCAGTACAGGAACTCATTGACCATTTGTGCCCAGTTTAATTCATACCCATTGACACGATTGTCGAATATCAAGCCTTGTCGCTCCAGGTATTGTCCGTAACTCAACAAAAAGTCTGACACTGCGGTTTCACTAGCAAAAATAAATCCATATGGAATTTGTGTAACATTGTTTGTGTAAAACGTAGGTACTTGTACACTGATGCCGCCTGCACTGTAAGTTTGCAAACGTCCAGCGTAGATACTTTGAATTATGTTGAAGTACGGTTGTGATGTGCTGTAGCCAAACACTGCGTAGCCACCTGCAACTTTTTGTATTACCACTGCTGAATAACTGGCTCGATCAAATGGCTGATTCTTGTACAATACCAAGTCATAACTTTCGTCAGGAATCAAGAAAGTTGTGTTGGTTGAGTTGGGGCTGGACTTTTCAGTGTAAATTTTGATGTACTGTTTGTCTGAGAAACTGGCCATTCTGTAGCACAATCTCACATCTAATGCACCAAGGTCAGCAGTGAGGTCAGCAGTGCTGTCTACTCCACTTTGTCGATTAAAGTCCACAATCCAGTCAATGTAACTGGCCTTGCTGACTCCGTTGCCGTATATTTCCAAATCATTGGCATTCAATCTATAACGCTTGTTGTAAAGGTACTGATCAAGGTCTGCGTCAAATTTGTACAAGTCACGATCTGCAAACAATGCAAAGAATTTGGCAGGACGGGTAAGCGCCAACAGTCGCATGACAGCAAATGGATATGCACTAGAGTTCCACCACGATGCTTCTACAGGGCCGCCGTCACCTACACTCCAACTCTTGCGGAATGTGGTATCATTATATGTGCCCACAACCGAATCAAACGGGCTTGACAACTCGCCTTCTGTGCCAGTGGGAATGACTGACGTTAGTCCAGGTCTTGCATATTCAGGAAGATAATATGATGCAACAGGGTCTGCCACGTAACCTGCTTCCAAGTCGTCCCACAACACCAAGTTGTCTTGAGTGTATGGACCATCGCCGTACACCAGATTCCACCAGACTGGACGAATTGAGAATCCCAACATTTCCCACGGTGTTTCTGCAGGCTGTTGAGTGTCATAGTAGTAACGATAGATCCCGCGCCATGCGCCGGGCAATGCATCATTATCTAATCGACTGGTACTTCCACTGTAGTTCCAAGTGAATTCATTGACAGCTGAGTAATCTTGTGTTTTGTAATCCAGTTTGTTCCAGGCCACATAACTCAAAAAGTCTGTGGCCAGGATGTTGTTGATATCAGTTGTGCTGTAGCCGGTGGTTCTAAACTGTCCAGGCAGCACTTCTGCAATGCTGATGGGCACGGGATTTCCATCCAATTTCAAGTTGTTGTATATTCTAGTTTCGAATTCCAATAACACATCATCTCTAATGTCGCCAAATGTCTTTGTAATGCTGCCATCGTGCCCAACAATCACTGTTTGTGTGCCTGAACTGGTCTTCTGTGTGACAATTTCTGGACGGTAAGCAGGATACAAGCCTAGTTTTGTAGGAGTATTGGGCACAAAACTACCATAGGTAGCAGAGTACTCATTTATGGTGAGAACATCACCTAATGTCAATGTCACTGATACAACAATTCTAGGACCATCTGTGGCCACTGCGTAATCAAGATCTCTGGTGAGAATTACTCCATTCAAATACACATTCATACCCAGGTAGTTGGCTGATGTGTAATTGTACACATTAATAATATCAAATGTATCGTTGGTGGTATTTGATATGGTATATGTTGTGGTTTGATACACTGCACCTGCAGGTATCATGTCGCTCCAGTAGAATGGCTGTGTTTCAATACGTCCCAGTGTGATATCTGCCATGGCAATATCTAATATTTCGCCAGCAGTTTGAAATTGAACCACTTGTTGAATTGCAGTGTTCAGCATCTGGCCTTTGAATTTCAAATATTCATTGCTGTTGTATTGCAGGCTAGAGAATATGTTGTATTTTTCACTGCGCAAAAAATACCCAGCCAAGGTCAACGGAGAACTTTGTTGCAGTATGGTTGCACCGTAAGGCACAAGATTACCCAGATCTCTGGTGTTGTTTGCACCATTAACTGGTCCAGACAATGTCATCAAGTTTTCGCAGATGCTTTCATAATGAGTACGAATGGTACCCAGTGTAAAACTGGGACTGTTGGTATTCAACGGATTGTTTTGTAAATTAATTGGCACCTGATAAAACGCAGTAGCACTAGTTTGATCACTCAATACCAACACTTCAATGATGTCAGTGGGCAAATAAGTGTTAAGCAGTGTGATAGTTGTGCTGTCGGTGCTCACAACATAACTGTATTCGTCTGGCGCCAAGAAATCTGAACTTACATAAATTTTCATCGGTGGCAGCACTGTAGCAGTACCAACTGCCACGTCAAGTTTTAGTGTTTGTCCAGTGTATGTAAATTTAAATTGTTGATATTGCTGACTGCTTGCCGCAGCAGTTTGCCAACCAATGAGTTTGCCAAATACATTACGATCCACGTATTCTCTGGCCACACCTGAACTGATGTCTGATGTGATTGACACATTGTCTTCAACATACAAGAATGTGTCTTTGTACAAGTTGTTTTCAAATACAATGTCACCAACGTTGTTGATGTTCAAATATTGCAATGGGAATTGTAAAATGGGATCAAGAATGCCAGTATCGCCCACAGCATAACTGAACAACTTGCTGCCCGTAAATGTGCTGGATGGGTATTTGGCTCTGTCGCCAAAACTGATGCCTGTCAAATCATACACATTAAACAACGGTGCTTGTTGTACTCCGGTTTTCTGTTGTGCTTGAGTCCATTGCACACCATCGTACCAAAAACTCACGCCTTTTTGCGTGGTGCCTTCGAGACATACCAGACTTTGATCCAGCAATACTGTGCCGTCGCTGGCCACTACAAGATTGATGATTGGTTGTGCAATCAACGGTGCCACACTGTCAGGTGTGATAAATTGAACCACATAAATTTTATTACGAACTTCAGGATCTGAATCAGCAGCAAAGATCACTCGACTGCCGTCAACAAATGTATAGCCGTCCACTGAGTAACCGGTGCTACCTTCAATGTTGCTGAGTGCGTCAGATTCTGAGAAGTCAATGATGTCCACTGGCTGTTTGCCTTCAGTGCCCATGTTGTACAATCTAATGTCAGGTCTAAAGTTGATGATAGGACGTTTGGCACGATAGTTGTTGTCCAGCGTGGCCACGTTGTTGTTGTAGGTAGCACTGGCTTGGATAACTTCTATGTGAAACCAACGATTGCTACGAGTCCATGCGTTCAAATCTTTACTGGCGCGATCAATGGTGAGATAGTCTACTTCCCCAGGTTCTGTGGCAATGGTGCTATCTCTAGCATCGACCACATAAGTTTCAGGAGTGATAAAGTTTCGCACTGGCAGCAATTCAATTGCTGTGCCAACTCCTGCTACATAAAACTCATTGTTGGCAATGGCCACAGCAGTAAATCCCACCACAGTGGCAGTACTCAATTCAAATGTTGCACCGTCAGCCACTGTGGCTATTGAAAATTGAATACCATTAGCCGCCAAGGATTTGATATAATAACTTTGGCCAGCAATGATACCACCTGCGGTAGTGCCTGAAAACACAATCTCTTCGCCTTCGTACAATCCCACAGTTGAACTGCATGTGATGTAATTACTGCCGGCCTGGGTGGCAGTGCAAGTGAATGTGGTAGTACCTGAACCGTAACTTACTGGCAGTACATCACCAGTAAAACGCACTTTGAGACCGTTGGTAAACGCCACACCATTGGGGCTGGTATAAGTTTTTTGTCCAATAATTTGATCAACAAAAATTGTACTGGTTTCTGTCTGATCCAGCAGACGAATTTTGCCAAAAATTTCTGGATCAGTGCCATCCTGATAATACAACTCGTTGAACAACGCTGTCAACAAAGGTATGCGTTGAAAGTAACCAACAGCATTTTTATACCAACTGGTGTTGCTGTATGTGTTACCATAACTGATGGTAAATTTTTCATTGATATCAATATCAGCAATTTTTGCCAGGCTAATATAGTCAATGCCATTGCGATTTACTATGCTGATTTGCCATACCTGATATCGATCTGACAGTGGTACTTCAGTAGACTGATCAAAGTTGATAGAATCATAACTGCCCACTGCACCGTTGAATGAATCTAATCTAGGTAACGGATCAAACAATGTAGTTTCAACCCAACCTCCATCTTCAGCATCTGCAATATCGTTTGTAAACACCAGTGTACGACCACTGAGATACGTGGTGCCGTCAATGCCGCCATAGGTTGCGATAAATTGTTCCAATGGCTGATTGTTGATTTGATTGAATTTTAATTCAGTCAACAAATCAATTGGACCTACATCTGTGAGATTATAGTAAAATTCTTGTGCAGTTTTTTGTGGCACGTCAAACGTTACTATACCCAGGTCTTCACCGTTGTTGGTCACACCATAAACACCGCGGTTACTGAGATTGGGAGTTGTAGGTACTACCCCTGCCACTCCTGGAGCAGTCTGAATCCAAAATCCTGGGCCAGTTCCTGGGGTACCATCGACAACATTAATGGTACCACGCAAGTTGGTTTGATTCTCACTCACATAATACAATGTGTCAGGAGCATCTTGTGGCACTGTAAATGTCACAAGACCAAAACTGCTGCCGTTTCGCAACACTCCCGAATTGTATGCATCACCTGTGCCAAGACTCAACGCAGTTTTGATCCAGAAAGGATACACACCATTGAGTGTGATGTTGAACACATAGGTATTACCACGTGCCAGAGTCAGTGTTGGATTGGCCTGGAAGTCAATTAAGTATGCGGTGGTGCCGTTGTTTGTGACCCGATAGTTCACAGTCTCTTTGGCGTTTTGCGCTACTTGAAATGTGTAACTACCGCCTCGTACTACATCAATTGTGGGATTGTTACCGGATAGGCCTGAGAAAGTATAAACACCATTTTCTCTTGTGACCACAAAATTGTCATTGGTTGGGATGCCAAGCGATCGTACATCCACTGTTTCTGGTCCACTAGGCAACCAAAAGTACTGACTGAAATTGATGAAAGCATCGTAATCAACAAATGGATCCCAGGTATAATATTCACTGTTGTACAGTTGATCAGCACGAGCCTGATCACCACCTTGAAATCCAATGGCATCATTCATGCCAGGATAAGTTATCACGTTCTTGACATTTTGAGTATCTGGTTCAAGACTAATAACTCCTGGTTCCAGTTGATAGTCTTGTCTGGTGATATCTGGTTCCACAACATAACTGTCATTGGGATTCACACCAGGTCCCACAGTGCGCCCAATAAAACCTTGTGTCTTTTTAAATTTTGGTTCTTGAACCATTTGGTCAAGAGTAGCTGCCAGGAATTGCTTGTTTACTGGAGTTCTAAAAATTTCTGGTAAAAAATCAACTGATCTAGTTCGTGCCATCAAATTACTCCGCTGCCTGGTGCAGTACGCAAGTTGGTACTGGTCAATGCTTCAATCACATCAATGTTGTCAATGGTAGCACCATTGGCAAAAATTTCGTTGGGCTGACTACGAATTTCGTACAAGTCACCAAAACTCTTTTGTTGGTCCAAGGGAACCAACACCACTGAACTGATAATGGTTCCTAGTTGACGGTGCAAATACGCTGCCAACTCTGAGAAATAGAAAGTATCGCCAAAACTCCATTTGTCAATGCTGAAATATGTGTTCATCTCTGCCAATACTGAACTCTTGATCTCGCTGGTACTGGCCGTGCTATTCTGCGCACGTATGACTTTGATAGTGGCACGTAGTTCTTGTGCAGCCTTGGGACCAAACAGTGGTTTGAATATCACTGAGTTGACCACAATGTTATCTGAAATCATTTTGTAATCTTGCAGTGCCTGGTAATCAGTTGACAACTGATCAATAGTGGGCAATGCTGGTTCCGTAACGGTGCCAGTAGTATCTCTCAACCAATTTTGATATGCGGTGTAATAACTCAATGTGACCACGTACAGATCAATGATGTTGGTAGAGCCTGGGTCAATACGATTAGTCAATGGTGAGTTGTGACGGTATTGAAAATACAAACTTTGTCTGCCAGTTTTTGCAATCCACCCAGTGACTGAAATGATAGTACGCACACCAGTTACAGTAATACTGAGTTGATAAAAAGCGTCTTCTTCGTAGGCATAAAATATTTGTCCTGGTGTCCATTCAGTTTTGGCCAGTTCAATTTCGTCCAATGTACCATAGTCATATATCACAATGCCTTGTTCTACCAGCAAGTAACGTTGCAAGTTGTCAAAGTCCACTGTTTGTTGCAAGAACACAAATGGTCCAGCAGTGGTAGCAGGACCTACAATCTCATCAAAGAAATCAGGATTGTCTGGCACACCATCATTGTCACTGTCACGATAACTCACTAGGACCTGGAAGTCATCAACATAACCGTCGCTTTCTACAGGTTGTCCAATGATTGTGGTATAGATATCACCAGGCAGAGGTGCTGTTGAATTAGGCTGTGTGTTAACTGCCAGCACATTGATAAAGTCTTTGATGATGGTGCCTGTGCGGCTGTCGTACACCAGTTGATCTTCGTAGAAGAAAAATCTTGTTTGCAGTACTGACCCAAAGTTGTAACTTAAACCGCGGAATGTAATAGTGTAGTTTTGATTTTGTACAACAAACTGTATCAACCACGAAGCGTCAAGATTGGCGCCTGAAGTATTACCGGCATATTGCTGACTCCATGGCGCAGGATTACTTTGTGAATATGCGTCAAGATTGGTACTGTATATGATGTACCAAGTGTAAGGGGTGCCAGTTATATCACCATTGCTGTCATACCCTAGACCAAAGTTACGGTACAACAGTATTTGTTCAGCCATGGCTTGTTCAACATCATTGGGAAGATCTGTCACAAACAACGGAATAATAGTGTCTACAATAGCGCCAGATGGCACAAAGTTATTGATTGTGACTGGGCCAGCACCTGTGCTTAGATTGCCCAGACCACCATTGTAACCATCACCTACAATTTGCTGGGGACTGGCCCAAATTTCCATGCGTTCGTCGGCTTTCATGGGAGTACCTTGAACCAACTTGTTGTTGCGGTCAAAGTAATAGCCGGTGGGTGGTACAAATTTAATCAGGCTGCCTGGTATCACATATTTAAACATTGTGGTAGTGGTATCTCCCACAGGAATAGGAGTACCATCAGGCCAGATGGCACTAGTGGTAGTGTTTCTAAAATAGCCAGTGGTTTCATTTGCCATTGTTGTACTTTGATTCCAGGTATAACCATTCAACCAGGTAATTCCTGTGGGTTGATTAGTGCTTGTGATGCGTGGAAAATTTGAATAATAAAATTGTCGCACAGTGTCGCCGTCAATGTCTGGCTGTACTTGATTGGTAATGATGTCTGCAATCTCGTTACGGTTTGTGTATGAAAACAAAATAGTGGGCAGAATATTTTGACGCCATATACCGCCATCACTTGAAAATGTGTTGGTTGATGAGTACTTGCCTGTGTTGTCTACCAAGTCAAGATAGCGACTGGTGCCAATTGATGCACGGTTCAAGGCCTTGCTTTTGATGATCGAGTTATACTGTGTGTAAGGAAAGAGATTGTAATCTTCGCCGTTGACCATGCGATTTTGAGTGTAGTAACGTGCAGGAGCACGTTGTTTGATTTCGCCAATGGGTTCACGTGCCTGACTGTTTGAAACAGGACGAGTAATGCCGCAAGTGAATGTGATAGTTTGCAAGTTGCCGTTGCGATCAGTGTAACTGATGGGCAACACAACGTTTTGCATTTCTTCAGGGTTGATGATATATTGCAAACCGTTTGATGCACGAACATAAGCACGGAATATGCCCACAGGAATTTCTGAGAACACACCATCGCCAAACACCATGGTGATTTGATCATTGGCTCTGCTGGTCACACTGTAGATAGGTTGTAAAATATTGTTGCGTTGTTCGGCCGCAGTATAAACGTTTTCAACAAATTGCCACTCACGGCTGATGTTGCCAATGTTGTCCAGTTGAAACAACCAGCGATCGTCATTGTTTACACCTTCAACATTGATGTCCACTGTGCGATTGGCAATGCGTTCGGCTAAATTAAAATCTTGATTTTGTAAAATGCCTTGTTTGAAAAAGAAAAAGTAGCCTGTATTGGCTGATTGAAACCCCAGTTGATCGTTTCTAAACAGCATATTGAACACTGTGTTGGGCGTAGGAGCAGGTTCGTACACATAATCTCTTCCGACCGAAGTAGAAGTTGTGGCTTCGAACGGCATGCTGATGCCGTCCACTGTGGCGGTGTAAGGAATCACAGGCAAAAATCCTGACACCAAATTGATACCATATTCAGCAGTGTCTACTCCTAAGATGGTTTGACGATTGCCTGGGCGGCCTACTTTTTGACTGTCAACCAGGCTGGCATTGATAATGGCTGTGAATTGTTCTTGCCAGTCCACATTGGTGGGATCAGCCCAATTAATAGTGACGTTGCTCAAGTTTACACCGTTGTAATCCACAACATTTTCAGTAGTAGTAACGTTGAATACTTTGAGGAATCCTTCAGCCGCTGCATTGCGTTTGGCTGTGTAACTTACTAAGTTAGCAAGACGTACCACTGAATCTCTGCGTTCAGCAGTGTCTATGTAGTTTTCTCTAGTGTTTAGGTCAGTACGGAATGCCAGTGCCTGTCCCATAAACGCCATGACGTCCAGCAAGGCAATAAATTCGCTTGATTCAATGTAGTCATTGAATGTTTCAGGATAGTACAAGCGCAGATAGTCAATGAAACTTTTACGAAGAGTTTCAAAGTCGTAACTTTGGAAGTCGGCTTCGCGGTAAGTTTGGTAGATTTGTTTCCAATCTTCTACGCCAAATATTGCTGTCTGTCTTGTGGTTGTTGCCATTTTTGTCTCGTCCGTGCTTTATTTATTAATAATAAAAACGGCGCAGTTATACGTAGCTGGCATTGCGAGTTTGTTCGTCAAAGAATATGCTGAGAATTTCAGCGTTAGTGGTATTGATAACCGTGATCTGAAGTTGTATCAGTATGCCATTTTCTTGAGGAAACATCTGTATGTCATTGACTGTGAATCTTGGATCACCTCCAGCCACACGTTGTACTTCGGCACGTATTTGTTGTGACAATTGTTCAACTTGATTCTCAAACACAAAATCATACAGTGCAGTGCCATAACCTGGACGCCCGGGCAGTTCACCTTGGCGAATGCTAAAGGCATTTAGTAGGTCTCGCTGAATTAGATCAAAGTCTGTGAGCGTGAACTTTTTGAATTGATTGATGGTGTTGAAGCCAATAAATGTGGTCATGACAATATTTATGGCTGTTAGGCGGTGGTGCGTTGTGCAATGATTTCTCGGAGTTTTTCGATGGTTGTTTCAATACGTTTTCGGATACCAACCAATCTTGCAACGTCTTTTTCAATTTCTGCTGTGATGCTATACAACGGATCAATTTTGCCAAGTTGTTCAGATATGCGGCGGTATTCTAAATACTTACTGTCTAACAGCAGTAATTCTCCTAACACGTCTTCCAATATTTTAACACCTTCTGCTGCGTTTGATGGCACAACAGTTTTTCTAATTTCAACCAGTTGCAATTCTATTCTGTTAAGTTCTTTGCTGGCTTCTTGTAATTTTTTAACCAATGCTAGTGATTCATTTTGTGCATTGATTTGATCTGACACAGTGTATTTTACTGTGGGCACTTTGTCATTGCCCACAATGCGTTTGCTGGCTGCATCTACAGTTTGTCTGTTGACTGTGTCAACTGCCGGCAATGGTGTGATCACTGCTTTCATAGGATCGTCTATTTTGAAATTTGCAAAATCTGCTGCAAATGCTCCGTCTCTTACTGCGGTGTCTAATTTAGACTTGACGTCTGCTGGCAACGGTAGCCCTTTGGCCCAATCCAGTGTGGTGGGTATACTTTTGGCAGCGGCGTTGGCCAGGCCGGCCAATGATGCGGTGCTTAGTTTGTCTGTCGGTATGCCCAATTGCTTGACTGCATTGAGTCCTTGACTCATAAGTTGTTGCTGAATGCCGTCTTGGGTTGGCACCGAACCCAACAAACTATCTAGACTATTGATACCATCTTTGCCAGTGAACACTGCTGGACTTTTCAATACGTCAGTTAGTGAATTGATGCCTTGTTTCAAATACGTGGCTGCGGTGCCTGGTTTGAGTACTCCAACAGATTCTAATTGTGATGCATCAAATCCAAATTTTCCTGCGCCCAGAGTGTCTGATATTGCGCTCGATGCTTGTCCCACAAGTTTGCTGGCCGAACTCATGGCAGCTGTCACATCAGAGATACCTAATCCTTGTATGGGCACAAGAGACGCACCTTGCTTGGCAAAGTCTGCTACATTAATGCCATTGGCCACTGGCAAGTTACTTACGACAGATGATATTCCTGACAGTGTTTTGCTGGCCACAGACTGTGCTTGTGCCGCTATGTCACCAACCCCGGGTATATTTTTAATGGCTCCTGACAAGTCGCCACCAATGCCCTTGGCTGCTTGTGCCAGTTGTGCTTGAGCACCGGACAGTCCATCAGCAGCCTGTGTGGCAGCACTGAGTACATCACCTTTTTTGAATCCCACCAAACTGCCGGCACTGACTTGTTTGTCAAATATGGCCTTGGCTTGAGCCTGGCTGAGACTTGGCGGACCTTTGATTTCAAAAGGTTGTCCATTGACAGGATTAGTAAAAGTAAAAATACTCATTTGGCCGAAATCTCCACCCCAGCAGGCACAGGCGTAGCACCCGGTGGCGGTGTTGGTTTGCCTGGCTCAAACTGTGTTTCCACAGCCACCCCTTTGTTGTGATAAGGATACGGTTCATGTGTGGGTGCTCGTGTGACAATGCTTTCTAGTTTGTCTTTTTGTACTTTCCATCCTTTACTTGTGCTGAACGTCACATCGTCCATGGTGGTTTTTTGTATGGGTTTGGGTGCGGTCACTGTGGGTGCTGCAGGACCATTTAAGTCTATACCGCCGGCGGTGAACAACAATGATTCACCGCCGTTCCAAGATCCACCTGCACTTTGCAATGCCATTGATCCGTCGGCCTTGATACCTATCTTGGCTTTGCTGTAGATGGTTATGTCTTTTTTCACTGTGGCAGTGAGATCAGCATCGGCTTCCAAATTGATATTGGACATGGCCTTCATTTTTAAATTGCGGCCGGCATACATGTTGATGTCACGATCAGCATGCAAGTT